TCATTTACATTCTCTGTAAATGGATTTGGTTTGAAGAAGTACGGCTAATTTATTTATGGCCTCCTTACGTCTGCGAGGGGGCTTTTTCTTATGGCATTTACTGAAGACATAGATATTTTCTTTGAGGATTTCTCAGATACTGTTGTGTCTGGGGGTTCTACTGTGAAAGGGATTCTTGAACAGCCTGATGAAATAGTGGCTGACGGAGTTGTCCTCACCACCGACTATCAGCTAACCGCAAAAACCGCTGATTTAGGAGGTTTAGATTTTAGTGCAAGTATTACTGTTAATGGAGCTGCTTATACGGTGCGTAGTGTTAGAAAAATAGATGATGGTGTTTTATGTATTGTCTCTCTTACTAAAACTTAGGGATAAATTATGGCTACGAAACGAGAACAAATTCTTGCTGCTTTAAAAACTCAATTAGCTGGGACAACTGGAGTAGGGACTCGTATTTTTAGAAGTAGGCCAGAAGCGTTTAAAAGAGCAGATACTCCATCAATTGTTATTGAACCAGTTAGTGATCAGCCAAGTATAAATTCATCTACTTATTTGAAAATTGATTGGACATTGACTATTCGAGTAGTTGTTATTGCCAGAGGAAATGTTCCTGATAATGTTGCAGATCCAACTATTGAAAGTCTTCATACAAAAATGGTTAATGATCCCACCTTGGGAGGACTTGCTTTAGATATAAGACCAGCTAGTACCAGCTTTGAATTTCTTGAAGCTGATCAGCCTGCTGGAGTCATAATGTGTGAGTATGAAGTCGATTATCGTTCTGCTTACAACAATTTGTCGTCTTAAAGGTTATGCCTAACAACCCACTTCCTCTACTATGAACGAAGTAAATCCAAGCGAAGGCGGTAGTTATTCGCTTGACCCAGAAACAGGCGAACGCACTTTAATCAAGCGCACTTCTCCCTCTATCCCAAATCAGGTAAAAGAAAATGGCACTTCTGGAAAGGAAACGAGTAATTCTTCTGGAACTGGAAAGCAGCTACGGAACCGATCCAACACCAACAGGAGCAGACGCAATACTAGTAAGCGATCTGTCGATAACTCCACAAGCAAGTGATGTTGTCCCAAGGGATCTAATACGTCCGTATCTTGGCTCTTCAAGGCAATTATTGGCTAACACAAGGGTTGAATGTGCTTTTAGCGTGGAACTTGCTGGCTCAACAGCAGCAGGCACGGCTCCTAGAGTGGGGAAGGCTTTAAGAGCTTGTGGCTTTAGCGAAACTGTTGCTGCCAATACAAGTGTTACTTATGCACCTGTATCTGGATCGTTTGAGTCAGCAACTATTTATTACAACGTAGATGGTGTCTTACATAAGACCACAGGTTGTCGAGGAAGTTGGGCTTTAGAAGCTTCTGTAGGAGACATTCCTAAATTAAATTTCACTTTCCAAGGTATATATGTAGCCCCAGCAGATGTTGCTCTTCCTACTGTTAGTTACGGGAATCAGGCAACACCATTAATTTTCAAGAATGGAAATACAACTGGATTCCAGCTTTTGTCTTACGCAGGGGCTTGTAATTCTATTGAATTTGATGCTGGTGTAACGACTACCTATATGGAATTAGTGGGAGGAACGAAGGAAGTACACATTATTGATCGTAATTCTGCTGGTAGTGTCACTATCGAAGCACCAACTGTGGCACAAAAAGATTATTTTGCTGCTGCTTTAAGTGATACGTCTTTAGGCAACTTGACCTTCACTCATGGAACAACGGCTGGCAATATTGTTCAATTTACTTCGACTAAAATAGATATAGGAGATGTGGCTTATGGAGAAGAAAATGGAATTGTAATGGCTGAGATTCCTATTACTGCATGTCCATCCACCAGCGGTAATGATGAGTTTTCGTTGGTATATAGATAAAAGGGGGCTTACGCCCTCTCTTTTTATGAGTAGAGTGGCGAAGTATCTCTATTAATTATCTAATGAGTTTTATACGGAAGAAAATTTCGGCGTATCCTTGGCCTGTTGAAGTTAAAAAACCTTCAGAAACAACACCAGGGGAGTTTGAAAGTTCTACTTTTATTATTAAATTTAAAAGATTGAAAAAATCAGAACTTGTAAAGTTTGAAGCTGAACAGGATTATGGTGCTTTAAAAAAAATAATTGCAGGATGGAGTCAAATTCAAGATGAAGATGAAAAAGATATTCCTTTCTCTGATAAAGAATTAAGAGCTTTTTCTGAAGATGTTGATTGGGTGGCTGGAGTCGTCCAAGCATTTGGTGATTTCTATCAAAATGCAAATGCAAAAAACTAACTGATGCTGCTCTTTATTGGGTTTCGGGTGGCAGCGGATCAGATGAACAGGTAGATGAAGATGCCAAGATATTTGGTATTAAATTACCTGAGAAACCAAAGGAGAAGGAAGATGGATGCATTGTGTGGGAAGAGAATTGGGAAACGGTGTTAATGTTTTTAAGGATGCAAACTCAATGGTCTATGTCTTTTGGAGGCGTTACTGGTTTGAAATATGAGGTGCTATTAAGTGCAGGCGGCTTATTTGACATATACAATGTAGAGAACAGACGAGCAATGCTTGAGGATTTAAAAATCATGGAAGCAACTGCTCTCACCGAAATGAATAAGAAGGATTCCTGATATGGCTGGGAAAGTTGTTGAAACCGTTTCGTTAAAACTTGACTTGCAAGGTTTTGCACAGTTGCAAGGTTTAGGAAATAAATTTAAGAAGTTAGAAAATCCAATCAAGTTAGCTGGTACAGGAGTTACAAGATTAAAGAATGAAATTTTAGGTTTAGGGAAAGTAGTTCCTAATACTATTAGTCATTTAAGTGCGCAAGCAGATGCTTTAACAAGAGTTCGTCAAACAGTAGAAATAGGAACGCAAGAATTTAAAGAACTTACAGCAGAAATTAATAGGGTACAAGGTGCGATAACTAAGGCCAATGCTTCGATGAATAAATCGAGTTTTGGTCGTAAAGATATGTTCCAAGGCTTAGGAATAGCAGCAGGTGCTACTGCTTTTGGAGGGCCACTCCCTGGTGCTACTGGACTAATTGGTGGTGGAATTAGCAAAGCAATGGGAGGAAGCTTTAAAGAGGGGGCTACTGCTGGTGTTGGAGTAGGTTTTGCTGCCAAACCTGTGGTGGATGCGATAGGAGATACTGCTGTTTATGCGTCAAGTATTGAAAAAGCAAAGATTGCATTAAAAGGAATAACTAAAGATCAAGAAAGTTATGAACTTGCATTAGCAGCAGCACAAAAAGCAACTAGTGATTACAACGTACCTCAAGAAGTAGCAATTCGAGGAATGACTCGTTTAAGTGCTGCTGTCTTAGGTGCTGGTGGAAATATTCATAACGCAACTGAAGCGTTTTTAAATACAACAGTTGCAATTAAAGGTACTGCTGGTAGCGCAGAAGATGTGAAATCGGCAATAACTGCGATGGTTCAAATCTTCAGTAAGGGCAAGGTATCTGCGGAGGAATTAAGTGGACAATTGGGTGAAAGATTTCCAGCGGCAGTAACAAAGTTTGCTAAAGCAAATGATATTTCTACTCAGAAATTACAGAAAAATCTTAAAGATGGAACAGTCGGATTAGACATGTTAAGTAAGTTTATTACAAGCTTAGGAGATGAATATGAACCATTAGCAAGAAAGATTGCAGCTTCAAATGAAGAAGCAGGTGCAAGATCTCAAATTGCAATGAATAGGTTAAAGGTTGCAGTCGGTACTGTATTAAAGGACATTGGTTCTGAATTTCAAATTATTGGTGCAGAATTAGCTGTAGATCTTATTCCTGCTTTAACGGATCTTGCTCAGTTAGCTCTTCAAGTTTCTAAGATAATTGTTCCAGCAATTAAATTAGTAGCTAATAATTTTGAATTCCTTACGGATGCAGTCATTGTTACTGCTGCTGCTTTTCTTGGGCTAAAGATTCAAGCCTTGGTCGCTAGTTTTGGAGCATTAGTGACTGGATTGAAAACAGCTACGATTTGGCAAACTAAGTTCAATATTGTTTCCAGCATCAACCCTTATGTTGCTGTTACCGCTGGTATAACTGCATTACTAATAATGCTTAATAAGTTACAAAGAAGATGGAGTGAGACTAAAGCTCAGATGATGGAGTCATTGTTTGGGCTAAGTGTTGAAGAGGCAGGTAAAGAATGGTTGGATAATTTAGAAGAGATAAGGACTAAAACAGAGGCTCTGGGGACTGCTTCATTCTTTGGGCAGAAAGCTGTTGAAGAACTCTTGACAGAAATTGCTTTATTAGAACAAAGGAATGAAGTAATCAAAGATTATATAGCTAAGCAAAATAAATTAAATGACAAAAATAATAAAAAGATATTTGATCCAGCAGATACAGATATGGATGGGGCTGTAAATGCTTTAGAAGAATTTGCAGCAAAAGGATTCAATATCACAGAACAACTTAGAGAAGCTGTTGTTGGTGCGTTTTCAAAGATGGAAAATGCAATAGTTACGTTTGCTCAAACAGGAAAACTTGAATTTGGAAAGTTCGTTCAATCTGTTCTTGCTGACATTTTGAAGATTGCAATTAGGGCATCAATTACTGCACCGTTAATGAGAATGATGGGAATCCCTGTCACGTTAACTGCAAATGGCAATGCTTTCGCAGCCAATGGAATTGTTCCTTACAGGAAAGGTGGTGTAGTTAACGCACCAACCATGTTCCAATATGGTGGGTCGAAATTAGGCATCATGGGTGAAGCTGGCCCAGAAGCAATCATGCCTTTGAAGAGAGGAAGAAGTGGAAAACTTGGAGTTGAAATGCATGGTGGTGGTGGAGGTAGAGCCACAACTGTGAATTACACAGGCCCAACATTAAACTTTAACGGTGATGAATATGTACCTAAATCTGCTGTTGGTGGCATTATAAATTCAGCAGCAAACAAAGGTGCTGCAATGGGAGAAACAAAAGCAATGAGATCATTACAGAATAGTCGTTCATCTAGATCACGGATTGGTATCTGATGTCAGTTTTAGTTCCTATATGTGTTTTTATTGATCTTTATGATCCAAAAACAAATTCTATAGAAGAAAGGTTTCAGAACTCAGAACCAACTACGGGTGGAATTTCTTTCGCCAGTCCTATCTTTGGAACTGATGTTTATAAATATCTAAGTTTTCTTTATTCAGGTGCAACACAATCTAAAAGTGGAGACAACCTTGAAGCGTCTTTGATTTTGGCAAATACAAGTACTTTAAGAGATGGAAGTACGGCTCCTAACAAGTTATCTATGAATTATGCACATGATGCTGTTGATAAAGGTTGGGGTGTTCACGTTCATACGTGCAAAATGAATACAGCGTTTACAACTGTTGAAGATAGGATCGCAACAGATACTTGGACTGTTGCTTCAATGGGATATGACGCAACAAATATAGAATTAATGCTATCTACAGGTGTTGATGCTGTTGGTGGAAATATTGGAAGATTTTTAACAAGTGCATTAGTTGGTCATTTACCTGTAACAGGAAATATAAGAACGAAATGAAAACTGAATTGCTTTTGGGTTTGCCTTATCGTTTAGGGGCTACACCTGACAAGCATCATGCAGCAGATTGTTTAACTTTAGCTAGAGAAGTATTGAATAATTATGGTATTGAAAGCCCTGCGCCACCAAGGTCTTGGTACAGGCGGTTAAGGAACAAAGACTATAAAGTGTTTTCTGATGAGCTAAAAAAGTGGGGAAGACAGACAACAACCGCTAATATTGGTGTTGTAGCTCTCTGTAAAGCAGAAAAAGGCTATGGTATGGCTGTTTACTGGAAAGGCGGTTGGCTATCATTCGTAGAGAAGACGGTTCGATGGAGTCCTCTAACCTTTTTGGAGGTTTTAGAACTTTATTACCCTATGAAATAGAATTATGTAATGCACTTGGAATAACTGATAAAGAGTATTTACAGTTTTTAGATTTAACTTTTAAATATCATAAAGATTCAAGGAAAGGGTACGAATTAATTCCAGATATTAGGTGCGATCCAGTAAGTATTGGTGCATGGTATATAGCGCAAGCATGGTATGTAAAACTTGT